TGGCAGACTTCAACGTGCAGAAGGGTGACAGTTTCCGGCTGTTCAATACGAACTATAAGGTCGCCTACGTCATCTCGAATAACACTCAGGTGATTGAGGCGTACTGTGAGGGTCAACAGTGAGCGACGATTATCAAGAGCCAGTGAGGCGCGTGCACGTAAAAGAGGACCCGGAAACAGGGGAGTTCTTGGTGATGGAACTTACAACGCTCGAAAACTTTACCGATGACGCCGAACGGTATGGCATTGATGTTGCACTTGAAAACCTAAACATCATTATCGCTGACAAGGGCCATCAATGACGATTGACTGGGGCGGGTCGGATCAGGAGATGCTTCGGCATATGGAAGCCTATGCCGATAAGGTCATCTGGGCAGTGGAGCAGGTGGCACTGTATTTTGCGCCAATACTTGAAAGTCGCGCAAAAGAACAAGGCCCCTGGACTGACCGAACCGGGAATTTACGTCAGGCATTGGCGGGGTATGTAGACGACAATCCACCACCTACGCCGGAAAATGTCGACGCCGTGCAATATGTTTCAGGTAAGGTAGCCGAAGACATTGTGACTATTTACCTAAGTCATGGTCTGTCGTATGGATTAGCAATCGAGACTAAGTACGCTGGAAGGTTTTCAATAATATGGTCTGTAATACAAGAGACCATGCCTGAAATTGAAGCGATGCTCAAAGGCATATTCAGGAGATAGTAAGGGTGTTTTTAGGGTATAATTCAGGATTAACTGTATGTAAAACCCTGGCAATGCAGCGAACATTCCAGGGCGTGAGCGCAACCTATTTAGGAGGTTACACTGTGCCTGATCATACCCCGAATACGCCACAAACAAAAGTCTGTACAAAATGCCATCGAGAATTGCCAGCGACGCCAGAGTATTTCGTGCGCACCAACAGCACAAAAGACGGTCTGCATACACGCTGTAAGCAATGCAAGCAGTCTCAAAACCGTGAATGGTGGGCCGAAAACACAGAGGAAATTAACCAGCGGCGGCGCGAAGCATACCCCAAGTATCGGCAACGTTATATTGAATATCACCGACGCTGGCGAATCGAAAAAAGAGACAAGTACATCGCGGGTAAAAGAAGATGGTATCAAGAGAACCGCGAACGCGATTTAGCAAGTAGTCGTGAATGGCGTCTGTCCCATCCTGAATACAAACGGCAATACGACAAAGAATATTCAATGCGTAACCGGGAGCGCATTCGCGCCAGACAGCGCAAATGGGAAGCGGAAAATAGGGAGCGGATCAAGGAACAGAAGCGGATTAAATATGCTGAAAACCCTGAACCGCGCCGTGTAGGTGAAGTTCGCCGTGATGCTCGCAAGCGAAGTTTGCCCGATACCCTTACGGTACAGGATTGGCGAAATTGCCTTGATTGGTTTGGTTGTCAATGCGCGGTCTGCGGATCGTCTAAACAACTACACGCTGATCACTGGGTACCGCTCAATAATCCGAATTGCCCCGGCACTATTCCAACTAACATCGTGCCACTTTGTAAATCATGCAATTGCAGCAAGCAGGATACGGAGCCTACGGAGTGGCTAATCTGGAAACTCGGAATTGAACAGGGGTTATTTATCCTTTGTCGCATTGAGGAATATTTCGAGGAGGTATCTCACGGATGAAACCCTACTCGCTGGCTCAGGTCATGCGCGCGATCTTTTCGCGGGATGACGTGGATCATCCGCTGCTCGTGGCGATCCGGCACCGCGCAACCCAGATCGGCAAGACGCACAAGCTGCACGCCGCCGATGTCGCGCTGGCGATGCTCTCGTTTATGGAAACCGGCACCGCGCCCGGCGATATGCTGTACATGGCGGAATCGGCTTTTGTGGATCGCGTTCGAAAGATTGAGGAGCGCCGCTAGTGGCCGACTTACGCGCCGTGTTTCGCACGACTTTAGAGGGCGATTCGGCTTTTGCTACCCCGCTGACTGGGGGCATCTACGATGAAAGCGAACTGCCAGAGGAAGGGCTTACCCCGACGCTGACGCCGGGCGCGTTTGACCTGACGACGGGCGAGCTTAAACCGTGCGCCGTCATCAACTGGCGCGATTTTCAGCCGTTTGGCCCTCACTTCGAGGAAGGGTCGGAGCGGGGTTATGTGGAACTGTATATCTACCAACAGACCGGGGTAGACGTGATCGAAACCGCTGCGAAACGGGCGATAGTCTTATTCAATCGCCAGATGCTTGATGCGACGGATTACGGCCTCTGCTGGTTGAATATGGTCCATCGTTCGCGGATTCTGCGCGCCCAGGAGCTAGGCGGCGCACGTGGTTTATTCGTTCGATTTGAAATCTTTCGAGTTCGATAAGGAGTAACACACAATGGCTAGAGGATTCGGAGAGGTACTATTCTCCATCGTTGACCTGAAGATCGCTCCCTACAACATCCTGACCGATACCGTAGGCACGGCGGTTGATATGCCGGAAGTCCAACAGTTGGATTTCACCCCCGAAGGTGATACCGACGAAATCAAGGCTGAAGGGTATTTACAGCATTTACTCTCGGTTATGACACACGGCACCTTTACTCTGTCACAGGCGGGCATTCCGTATGAAGCGCTGGCCGTGATGACGGGTTGGACGCGCGGCTCATCCGGCACCACACCCAACCGGGAAGATACCTTGCAGGGCACCCCCGGCGGCGCTGGTCTGCCGTACTTTGCCGTTGCCGGGAAACTGGTTGGTGAGCAGTCCGACGATGTGCACATCGGTCTGGTATGCTGCAAACTGGACGCGCCGCCCGCCTGGAATATCGAGCAGAACGTTTTTGTGATTGGCGAGTCGTCCGGCAAAGCCATCGCGCCGAACAGTCGCCAACTGCCGTACATCGAAATTCACGAAACCGCCGCCGCGATTGATATGACAACCTTGTTTGTGGCTGCGAGTTAGGGGGCCAGATGAGCGAGTTAATCCCAACCAGTGCAGTTGTATGGATGCAGCGCGTCGAGGGCGAGCCTGTCCAGTTACCATCGGGCTTTGTTGCCAAGCTGCGACGGTTGGACCCGATCTCGATGCTCGCCCCCGATGGAAGTTTACCCGATTCCCTGCTCGACATTGCCGACCAAGCATCGAACGAGCAGGGGGGTATCGCTTCACAACTTGAATCATACATCAAAATGAAACCCGTGTTAGATCGGCTGGTGAAGGCGACATTTGTTACCCCGATAGTGGGGGATGAGCCCGACCCTGAGAACGGGCAAATCTCACTCGATGCTGTGTCGATGGCCGATAAGCTGTTTGTGATGTCGTGGGTGTTTGGTGAGATGAATAATCTCGCCCTCTCCTTTCCTGAAAAACCGGACGGAAACCTGGGAACTGTATCAGACAGCGAAGGAATTCGGGCAGCGGCCCTCTCACTTGCTGGGGATGAAGCCTGAGTTACATGGCGGTTGGATTTGCTATCTGTTTGATCGCCGTGTCAAGCGGTTCGGGTTGTGGATACAAGGCGAGATTGACCGCGAAGCGGCGAAGGAAAAGGGCAAACCGCAGCGGCGGCTCAAGGAACTACTGGCCGATCCGACCATCCAACCCGGCAAAAAGAAATCAGGCAGTTTAGCCGAACTCTTAAGCGTAGCGGGCCGTAGTGCCAGCGTAAAGGTTGTGCCCTAAATGACCACAGGACTCGGTGATGCTGTTGGGCGGGTAATGCTGGATGCGTCCGGCGTCAAATCCGCCATGCAGCAGGCGCAAAATGATGCACGCACCGGCTTTCGGGCAATGGGCGACAGCATCAAATCGGTGGGGGATAGCCTCTCGAATACCGGGCGGCAAATCTCGCTCTTAACTGCGCCTATCACCGGCCTTGCTTTGGCAGGTGTCAAGGCGTTCGCCAGCTTCGATGACGCACTGACCGAGATTGCGGCTCGCACGGGCGCGACGGCGGATGAGATGGATAAGGTCCGCAAGGTCGCGCTCAAAATGGGCAAGACGACCAAATACTCAGCGACTCAGGCCGCCGAAGGGATGCTTCAACTCCTGTCATCGGGTTATGACCTGAGTGAAACCTTCGCCGCACTGCCAGCAATCTTGGACCTTGCGGCGGCGGGTAATACCGATCTGGGGTATACCGCCGATGTCGTGACTGACATTCTGGCGATGTTCAACCTGGAAGCCACCGATGCCAAAGAAGTGACCGACGCGCTGGCGAAAGCCGCTGGAGCATCAAGCGCCGAAATCGGCGATCTGGCTGAGGGTTTCGGCAATGTCGGCCCCATCGCGGCGCAGTTCGGTTTGTCCGTTAAAGAAACCGCCGCAATCCTAGCTATCTTCTCAGAAAACGGCGTCAAAGGGGCTGAGGCTGGTACGCAACTCAAAAGCATGTTGACCCACCTGAGCAGTCCCACCAAAGAAGTACAAAAGGCGTGGGACGCGCTCGGCCTCTCCATGTTTGAAGCGAACGGCAACATCAAGCCGATCCCGCTCCTGATGGAACAACTCAGTGACAAACTGAAAACGCTCACCCCTAAAGAACGCCTTCAGGCCGTGCAAGCGCTGGCCGGGTCATTTGGACAAATCGGCGCGACGATCCTTACCTCGAATATGAGCGT